TGTGATCAAAAATTATCTACAGTATTCAATATGGGATCAAAACACTTTAGTGTTGATCAAACTGTAGACACATCATATCCTAGATATCAATCCATAAGTATCGTAGAAGATAATATTAATAATCCATTCTTGTGTGGATTTACTCCTCCATCATGTCAATCTGTTATTTGTCCATCAGGACAAACTTTTGATCCAGCATCTTGTGCTTGTGTTAGTCCTCCATTATGTATTCCTCAACCTTTAGAGCCATGCTCTCCAACTATTCAGTATGCAACATTAAAACCAAAAATTCAAGGATATGCATGGTATCTAGATAGTCCCAAAAATATTACTATTCCAGATATGGGAGTTTTTACTGCAACTTGCGGAGGTGGACATATTTGTGATTATACTTTATTTAGACCTATTCTAGTATTTCCTGATAATTCTACTATAGAAGCAAATAGAGATATTAGTCTCAATAATGCTTTTGATCCAAATCCCAATAGAATTCCTGTTCCTGGTTTTATTGGTCTTCCTTACGAAAGATCTGATACTTTTGAATTTGTGGTTGATGATGTTTCTACTCTAGACGGAGCAAGAGTAGAGTTAGTGTGTCAAAATAGATATTGTCACGGTGGAGTAACTTTTATTGTTTTAGTTGCAGAAACAGTAGAAACAAATGAGAAAGTGTTAATATTTGCAACGTGTCTTGCTCCTGGTCCAGTAAAAAGCAAAGTTATAGGATATGTTGATTGTCCTGGGTCGGATCCTGGTCCATGCGATACTCCTCCTCCAACATCATCTCCCACTCCTACTCCCACCGTGACCTCCACAGTTCCTGAAACACCAACTCCAACACCGACAGTGACTCCTACATTAACAGAAACACCAACTCCTACACCAACATCAACAGTTACTCTCACACCAACTTTAACAACCACTCCAACACCAACTCCTAGTCCAGCAAATAATAGCGCATGCTGTTTTTGTGAAAATATAGGTAGTCCGTCTTTCCAATTCCACGGACCAGGTACAGTAGGAGGAGAACCAACTCAAGCTTGGTTTTTACTAGTACAAAATTGCGGAATAACAGGCGAAATGTTAGAATCAACAAATACTATAACCATTAATTGCAATGGAACGCAGTATCAAGTCGAATGGACGTACTCCGGATTAGACAACTCATTTGGAGGAAAGATATACGATGCAACAATCACCCCAATTTAATTTTCATTGTCAGTTTAGATGCGGTAATAACAGTCCAGCAATATGCAAATATCAATCACTAAGACTTGGACATATTGTTAAAGCTTCTTATTTATTTTGTAATAATAGTTGTCCTAAAAATATATATGAGGATGCACAGGAAGATGATAATTTTTTAAAAACATGTTTCAATAGACGATATGATATAAATTTTATTCAAGAAGTTATAGATAAATATAAAAAACAAACAACTATTACCATTCCCAAAATTTGGGATACTATCAATACTACACTAGTTCCGCTACTAAAAGATTACTCTTGGTTCAAAGATATAGGGCTCACAGGATCCATTATTGTTGATGGAGTAGAAAACCATAAAGATATAGATGTTGTTATATATATCAATAATATCCATAGCTATACCGAATGGCACAATAACAATACGTTACCATCTCATATATCAGACTATAAAATTGATTATTACATTTATATTGATCCTTACTGTCAGTTTTTTGTTTCTGTATGGCCTAACTCAAACAGTATTATCATAAATAAAACCTTTGAACATAATGTTAAAATTCCTGTTGGCTATAGTATTTCATATAATAATTTTAATTTTGAAAAATACCTTAATTAATTTCAGGAAATAATAATGTCTATTTTTTCTATTAATAGCTCAATAAACACCAATCATCAAAATTATAATGCATACTATAATAGATTTGATAATATTGGAAGTACCGGTGTCATACCATTAAATAAAGTAAATATTAGGTATAATAAAACACTGTTTGATGATAATGCTAAAAATATTTATAATAGTACTTTTACCATTGATAATAGTAGAAGATCCATTAGCACAGACCTTACTGCCACTTCTATAAGAGAATTTAAGTATAATATACTACAAAATTTATTTGAGCCAGGATATCCTCAAAATTCTCAATATAATTTATGTGACCAAAATATATCTACTACTTTTGCTATTAATGGAAATACTCATTTTAGCTCCAATCTCAAATCAGGAACAAGTTACCCAAATAACCACTATATAACAATAATAGAAGATCAGAATAATTATAATTTCTTTAATTGCAAGCCACTATTAAATACATATGTTTCCGATCAGATTAGAGCTTTAACTGCTAATAAAGATAGTAAATCTAGATATTTTGATGGTATTCAACAAAATGGTTTATATGGTCTTGATTTATTTTTAGATTTTTACCAAAATAATGTTAATAGTGGACTTGATGATGATTCAGAAAGAACCAAAAATTTTGTTAGAAATCCTAATTGTTGGGCTTATGATATTGATTTAACTTGCTGTTCGCCATGGAATATGCATCCCACATTAAGATTACCTGGAGGATATTTAACAACTACCAGTAATCATACTGCTGGAACTCTTATTAGCCCTAGGCATGTTATATTCTGTAAACATGCTGATTTTTATCCACCCATAGGTAGTGATATTAGATTTATTACAAAAGATAATCAAACTATAACAAGAAATATTACTAATATTATTAAAGTACAACCTATTTCTGGTAATGGGGCTACCGATTATGCTATAGGATTATTGGACAGCGATGTTCCTGACTCTATCAGTTTTGCTAAAGTTTTACCAGATAATGCTTTTGAAAGAATGCAATTAGAATGGTTAACTCCTGGATTACCTGTTGGAAATATTATAAATAAAATACATATTATACAATTAAATCAAGATAAAAGTGTAAGAATAAATGGATTAGGCTTATGGTTTAATGTATGGTTCTATTTAACAAATTCTGGAGGCATAGATAATTCATTACAAGAATTTATTTTTAATATAAGACTATATGATTCTGGTAGTCCTAATTTTCTTGTAATAAATAATGAACCCATCCTCATAGGATTAGATTTGGGACCTAATAGAATACATCAACATAGACTAGATATTAATACAGTAATGAATCAATTAGGAGGAGGATACGAATTAACATCATACAATCTAGATAATTTTGCAGAATGTGTTGCCCCAAGTTTATCTTCGTCTCTACCACCAACGCCATACCCAACTCCTTCAGCAGCACCTCCACCACCACCAAATTATCCCGCTATTTTATATGGTTGTGAAATTGTTAATAATAATGGAATTCCTGATACTTTTACCTTTAGATATGTTGGATCATATGTATGGTTAGATTCTGGACGATATGCATATTTATACTATGATTCTAATGATAGTTTATGGAAAATTAATATTAATTATTTAGATTCTTATTATTCAGATGATATTTTTGGAATATGGAAAATTCTTTCAGACCAAGCTATTCCAGGATACAATATAGATGATCCTATTTCAGGATATATATCATCAAATAGTGATTGTTCTCAGTCATTGTCTACGCCAACACCAACACCAACGGTAACTTCTACTCCAACTTTAACTCCGACACCTACTTTAACAATTACTCCTACGCAAACGCCAACACCAAGTGCAACACCAGTAACTCTGATTTCATTTACTAGAAGTAATGCTTATGCTGTGAGTTCAGATAATAATTGGGGCGTATTAAGAGGTGTTATAACAAACAATATTCCTAACTGGGGTCAATCATGAAAAAAAAATATTCTCTTGTATTAAAAAAGAATTGCAATAAAGAACAGTTTAAATCAGATTTATCTGGTATATCATCACTAGAGTTTATACCTAATAGAGAATGTGATATTATTGATATTGTTGATTCTAGAGCACTATTTACTGAGTTAACAGATGAAGAAGTTAACACTTTAAAAAATGATCCAAGAGTTTATAGTATACAACAAACTATGCCATTAGGAAAACTAGAACCGGCAGTAATATTTCCGGTACAGAGTAGCGGAGTAGGACCAAAGCTACAACCAAAATTTTATCAAAATAAACAAAATCATACTAATATTAATGATACTGTATTTAATACTCAAGCTTTAACACAACAAGCCTACGTATCAAATCTGCCAGACGGTTCTGGTGTGGATGTTGTGATTGTTGATGGTATTATTTCTGGAAAATCATCACAAACTTTTTATTCTACAATATTATTTAGCAATACTGATATTCATCCAGAATTTTTAGACTCAAATGGAAATTCTAGAGTAGAATTAATCGATTGGAATACCTATGTTAACGAGCCATCTTCATATCCATATCAGTCTATTATAGAAAACGCAAATCCATCTGTTATGGATAATAATATTCACGGAACACACGTTGCAGGAACAGCTTGCGGCAAAACATTAGGATGGGCAAAAAATAGTACAATATTTAATATTTCTCCATACAATGGCCCACTTGCAGCAAATGAATTTAAATTTTTAACAGCAATTAAAAATTGGCATTTATCAAAAACAAATAATAGACCAACAGTTACTAATCATAGTTATGCCTTCCGTCTTCCTGTGTTTGATACTAGATATATTAATAAAATTACAAAAGATGGAATAGAATATATTGCTCCTAGAGAAACAGAAAGGGCAATAGTAGAAGTCTCATCTATAACTCAAAGCGGTCAAATGGAATCTTTCAATATTATTAATTCTGGTAATGGATATACAAACAGACCAGATATATCATTTAATGGTGGTGGCGGAGATGAAGCAACATTAACCATGGCTAGTGGCACTATAAAAGAAATAGTAATAACAAATATTGGATCGGGATATAATCCTAGTAGTCCACCAAATATGCTATTTTCTTCGTCGCCAGCTGGTCTAACAGCATCAGGAGTATGTTCTGTTAATGAGAGTGGACAAATTGACGGCATTAATATGATAGAGTGGGGTAGTGGATATGATAATCCTCCTAGTATAACATTTGATGATCCAATTTCTGGAACAACAGCAACAGCCACAACAACTATTGGTTCTAATTTTGTAAAATCCATTAATATTATAAATAGCGCTCCCGCATTGTTAAGAGCGACTATATCACTTTTGTATGATCCTCCATCTATGATAATTAGTGACGGAGGCTGTATAAAAGAAGCATTATGGAAATTATCAGAAGAAGGTAATTTGATATTTAAAAATCAACTTATTATAGTTGATGGATTATATAAAATAGCTACAAAAAAAACAATAATCAATGAAACAAGTTTTAAATATACATTATTGGGAGGGGAATATAACTCTATTCCAAATGTTTCATTTAGATATTGGAGTAGTGGAGGGCTTATAGCAGGACCACAAGCCAGGGCTGTTATAAATAATGAAGGTAAAATTTCTGAAATAATACCATACTGGATATTAGATCCATCATATAGTGTTGAAGGTGCTGGATGGTTTACTTCTATTCCTCAAGTTTACATAACAAATGGTGGAGGATTTAGTGAGCAAACATTAGAAGATTTTGAAATGGTATTGTCAACAGATATATCTTCCATTGGTTTATTTTATCCTACTTATATTTGGATTAATAATGCAAGAAATATCATTATGGATTCAATTATAGAAGATCTTATCGAAGCTAATATTATAGTTGTTGGAGCAGCCGGTAATTTTAGTTGGAATATAAAAAGACCAGGTTCTAGCGGATATGATACTACGCTTGAAGTTAATTATTGTAATAATTTAAAAGATAATCCTTCAATACCATATGAAGATAATATTGATAATTTTTTACAATATCCTACTTTTAATCTACCTTGGGGCGATAATATATATGACACATTACCATTACAAGGGTCAAGTCCAACAGCAGCTAGCGGAGTAATATGTGTTGGATCTATGTCCACTTCATGTTGTCCAGAAATAAAATCTGATTTTAGTAATACAGGAGAGAGAATAGATATATATGCAGCAGGAAGCAATATCCCTTCAGCTTTAGTATTTAATAATACCGATTGGTATCACCTAAGTAACAAGCTATATGAAGCTGCAGACTATCCAACCGATAATAGATTTGGCATTATCAAGCTTAATGGAACTAGTATGGCTAGTCCACAAGTTTGTGGAGCAATAGCAAGTTATTTAACAGAAGGTAACGTAGCGAGATCAGAAAATATAGTAGAGCAAGTTAGACAATGGATTAGTGATAATGGAATACCAGCATTATCCGGCTTGGCTTTCCCATATAATCTTTCTAATGGAACAAATAAAATTTTACATTTTCCTAATATAACAGTGCGATACTGACAGTATAAAAAAAGCGAACACCCTAAAAGAGTATTCGCTTAGTTTAAACAATCATAATAGATTATTTTAATAGTTTATCCAATTATTATATCCATAAGGATAATAGATATCATATCTATCAATAGGATAAACAACCTGAGTACCATAATAAACAGTAATTGGCCTATATTGTATTGTATTTTCTACAACTGGTACCATTCTCACATTTTGGGTTACTATTGGACTATAATAATGCCCATAATAGTTATAGTATGTTGGATGACCACTATATACAACTACTGGTTGTGGAATAACCTGATACTGTTGGGCTGGCTTATGACACCAGTTGGCACCACAGCAACACAACAATAACATCAGTATCGAAATGTATTTCATGCTTCTACCACATCATTAGATACTGGTGTTACATTATTTGATATGATTTTCTTTGGGCGACCCCTACTCTTTTTGAGAGATAGTTTGCGTCTTTGGCGACGAACCATAGCAGTACTAATATTCTGTCCTGTCATTTGGCTCAACTTTGATGCCAATGCCTCATCACATAGAATACCATGGTTGTTTTGAATAAAATCTAATTCTGCATTTGACCATTTTTTATAATTAGCCATAAATCTGTTCCTTTTATGTATATTGACTAAAAACATATCAACCTTATTATACTAAAGGTTGACAAGTTTCGTGCAAGGAGTTTTTATGACAAAACAACAAATTAATCTTACCGATTCTGTTTTGGATATCAAAGCATCTGGTTGTGATGTTTCTGATCGTGCTATTGCAGCAGACTTAAATTTACCAGAAGGCAAAACCATAGCAGAACTATTAAATGAACAAAAAGAAAAAAACAGACAATAAAGTTTCAGAAGAAGATTTTTTAAGAGTACTAGAGAATATAGGCAAAAGATTAGCTCATAAATTTCGTTTTGGCTATCACGATATAGAAGATATGAAGCAGCAGGCAGCTATTTTTGCTCTAGAAGGCTTAGAAAAATATGATAATAAAAGACCATTAGAGAATTTCTTATGGACACACGTAAGAAATAGATTGTTTAATTATAAACGTAATAATTATCAACGACCAGATATTCCTTGTTTATCATGTCCTCTATATGATCCTAACTATAAAAACTCAAAAAATCAATGTTCTAAATATGCAAATAAAGATGATTGTGAATTGTATTCTACATGGGCGTCTCGCAATATTGCCAAAAAAAATATTATGCAACCATCATATATAGAATATGATATTAGTAATAATAAAAATTTTGATTCTAAGATGCAAAATCATGAGATTATCAAACTATTAGATGAAAATATAGAGCCAGAATTCAGAGAAAGTTATTTAAGACTTAAGCATGGTGAGAAAATTCCTAAACAACAGCTTAAAAAATTACAAAGCCATATAGAATTGATTATAGGAGAAGATAAATGTCAGGAAATATTCCCAAAAAACGAGGACAATTAAGTCTTGAAGAAGAAAAGTTTATTAGAGAGAATATTATAGTTCTATCCGTTGAGGAAATAGCAGAAAATTTAAACAGAAATCCTGAGCCTATAAAAAGATATATCAAAGAAAATAATATAACTGCTAGCGAAAATGCTAAGGATCTTGAACTTTTAAAAAGAAAATTACATACTAAAACCTTTTGGCATGAAATTACTAGACAGTTTGATAGTGATACCGGAGAACTAGCATACTTTGAGGATACCTGGATAGGATTAATTCAACAGTTTAGAGAGGATGTTTTACCAGCAGAAGAACTACAAATTAAACAATTTATTACCATAGATATTCTTATTAATCGTAGTATGAAGGAGAGAAAAAGACATATTGCAGAAACAGACAAATTACAACAGCTTGTAGATAAAGAATATGAAAAACCAGAAGATCAAAGAGATATACCTAAATTGGCTAATCTGGAAACACAATTAAGTTTCGCTCGTAATAGTATTGCTAATTATACAAATGAATATACTAAACTACTTAATGAGCAACAAAAAATTAGTAAAGATTTAAAAGCAACCAGAGAGCAAAGAATCAAAAGAATAGAAGATGGTAAAAGTTCTTGGATAGGATTAATACGTATGTTAGAAGACGAAACCATAAGAGAAAAAGAAGGTAGAGAAATGGAGATTCTCGCCATCGCAACAGAAAAAAATAAAAATAAACTACAAGAATATCATCAATATCAAGATGGTATAATAGATCAACCATTTTTAACACCAGATAGCATACAATGACTAAAACAGCAGCTATAACAGGAATAACTGGACAAGATGGAAGTTATTTAGCTGAACTATTACTTAATAATGGATACAATGTTGTAGGACTATATAGAAGAAGTAGTAACTCTAATTTTCAAAGAATTAAACATTTACTTGGTAATAAAAGATTAATCTTAGAAGAATTTGATGTTACTGATCCTGCAGATTGTGTTGATATTATAACCAAACATAGACCTCATCATTTTTATAATTTGGCAGCACAAAGTCATGTGGCCACGAGTTTCAAACAGCCAACCACAACATTTGAAATTAATACTATTGGAGTAATAAATATATTAGAAAATATCAGAAAGTTTTCATCAACAACTCGATTTTATCAAGCTAGTACTAGTGAAATGTTCGGATCTAATTATATTTTAGATGAGCATGGCGAAAAATACCAAAATGAAACCACTGCTTTTTTACCTCAGAGTCCTTATGCTGTTTCTAAACTGTCTAGCCATAGAATGATACAGATCTATAGGGAAGCATATGGGTTATACGCTACCAGTGGCATATTATTTAATCACGAAAGCCCACGACGTGGTGAAAACTTTGTTACTAGAAAAATTACTAAGTATATCGGTCATTTGGTTAATAAAAAAACAACCGAAAGATTAAAATTAGGAAACATTAAAGTTTTAAGAGATTGGGGTCATGCTAAGGATTATGTGCTTGCTATGAGGTTAATGTTATCTCATGGTAATCCTGATGATTTTGTTATTAGCACAGGATACTCTCATACCGTTGAATCTTTTCTTGAATATGCTTTTAAGTGTGTCAATTTGAATTATTTAAACCATATAGAAATTGATCATAATCTTTACAGACCAATGGAAGTTGAGTTTTGCAGAGGAGACTCGACAAAAGCTAAAAATATTCTAGGATGGCAACCAAAAATATCATTTGAACAATTGGTAGAAGATATGGTTTTTTCAGACATAGAGAGTACTAGGTATGAATAGAGACTTTAATGATCCTAGTTACAAACGATGGAGACAGGACGTATATAAAAGAGATAATTTTAAGTGTCAATGGCCAAATTGTAATATGAAAAGAAAACTTAATGCTCATCATATAAAAACATGGGCACACAATATTGGTTTAAGATTTAATACAGATAATGGTATTACTTTGTGCTCATATCATCATAAATTGATCAAAGGATTAGAACACCTATATGAAGCAATATTCCTAAAAATAGTAGCGAGTAAAAAATATGGTAAATCATAATGACTTTGTGATAATTGTGGACACCAGAGAGCAGCAACCATGGGAGTTTCCACATCATGCTACTGCTAATAGAAAACTTGATACTGGCGACTACAGCGTAGAAGGATTAGAAGATATAGTTTGCATAGAAAGAAAAAAAAGCGCTAGTGAATTTGCTAATAATATTGTAGAAAGTAGATTTGCAGATGTTATATCTCGTCTTAGTAATATTAAATATTCTTTTCTTCTAATGGAATTTGATTTAGAAGACCTATTAATTTACCCTATAGGAAGTACAGTTCCTAAAAAAATGTGGGATAAAATAAAAATAACTCCAGCATTTTTGATTAAAAATATTTTAGAGTTGCAGATTAATCATAATATTATAGTATATTTTTGTGGAGACTCGTCTAATGCTCAAAAAATGGCAGAGTACATACTTAAAAAAATCTATTATATAGAGGAAGTAGTTAAAAAAAAGGAGAAAAAAAATGAAACTTAATAAAGAAATTGTGATTCAACAGCCACCATATACAGCTTCTAATGGAACCATAGTCAAGCCAGAACCAATGACATATACAGAATTAGATGTTACATATATTATTAGACCAATAAATAATACTATATATGCACAGATCGCTGGTATACCTAGTCCAATTATGCTTTTACAAGAAGATAATATTGGAGTTTTGAATTTAACAATCGAAAACTTAGAAGCTATATTATTGAATAAGTTAGGAGAAGACCCTCAGAGTTTCTTACAGTCTTTATTTCCAAAAACACTAGAATCTGATCCTGATGGACCAGGAAGTATCTTATCTGGAATGATAGCTTCTATGGGTATTAAGACTACTCCGACCTGTAGCTGTAAGAGACATGCTATAGAAATGAATGAGAAAGGTAGTGATTGGTGTGAGCAAAATATGCCTACTATTCTGAAATGGCTAAAAGAAGAAAGTGCTAAACGCAATCTTCCTTTTGTCGAGACTGTAGCAAAAATTATGGTATCTAGAGCGATTAAAACATCACGCAGACTAAAAGCAAAAAATGCCAAATAGTCAAAGTATAATTACTAATTTTGACGATGCCTGGTTAGGCTTAGGAGATTTATCTTCTCTAAGTATCATAGATAATCCTATGATACATAGAAAAGAACAGGACATAGAAAATCCTGATCTTCATTTGATAAAACTCTTAAGAAATCCTAAATATATTGGAACTACTTGTAAACTACTTTTTAATATAGAACTTCATCCTATACAAATAGCAATTATTCAGGAATTTTGGATCAGATCTTTTCCTATGTATGTTGCTAGTCGTGGTTGGGGTAAAAGCTTTTTATTAGCATTATATTCAGTGTTACGATGTGCATTTTTTCCAGGAACTAAAATAGTAGTTGTTGGAGCAGCATTTAGACAGAGCAAGATTATATTTGAATATATGGAAACAATTTGGAGAAATAGTCCTATCTTGCGTAGTATTTTTAGTGGTAATGATGATGGCCCACGAAGAGATGTTGATAGATGTACAATGAGATTAGGGGATAGTTGGACAATAGCAATTCCTATGGGTGATGGTAGTAAGATTAGAGGTTTAAGAGCACATATTATTATTGCTGACGAGTTTGCGTCTATCTCTCCTGATATATACGAAACTGTTGTATCGGGATTCGCAGCAGTTAGTGCTAGTCCAATACAGAATGTTAAAGAACAAGCTCGTAAACAAGCTATGATCCAGGCAGGAATATGGAATGATGATCTTGAAGAACTAAATGTCAAAATGGGTAATCAGGCTATTATTAGTGGTACTGCTGATTATGATTTTAAACATTTTTCTAGTTATTGGAAAAGATACAAAGCTATCATAGAAAGCAAGGGAGATCAGCAAAAACTAACTGACATTTTTAAAGGAGAAGTACCTAGTAATTTTAATTGGAAAGACTATAGTATTATTCGCATACCATATGAATTAATTCCTAAAGGATTCATGGATGATAAACAGGTGAGTAGAGCAAAAGCTACCATCCATACTGGCATATATAATATGGAATATGCAGCATGTTTTGTTAAAGATAGCGAAGGATTTTTCCGTCGCAGTTTAATAGAAAGTTGTGTTGTATCTAATACTAATATTATGATAGATAATAAACCATTAATATTTGATGCAACTATCCATGGAGATCCAAAAAAACAATATATTTATGGAATCGATCCCGCAAGCGAGCAAGATAATTTTAGCATAGTAATATTAGAAGTAAATCCAAATCATAATAAAATTGTATACTGTTGGACAACCAATAGAAGTAATTTTAAGGAAAGACTTAAGAAAGGATTAGCTCAGGATTATGATTTCTATGGATTCTGTGCTAGGAAAATTAGAAATTTAATGAAAACTTTTCATCCTATCAAAATTGGAATGGATGCTCAAGGAGGAGGTGTTGCTATAGAGGAATCATTACACGACCCAGGAAAGATAGAACCTGGAGAACAATTAATATGGCCAATAATTGATCCAGACAAAGCCAAAGATACTGACAATCAGGCTGGTTTACATGTGCTAGAACTAGTTCAATTTGCGAAAGCAGAATGGACCAGCCAAGCAAATCATGGATTAAGAAAAGATTTTGAAGATAAAGTTTTATTATTCCCTGCTTTTGATAATTTGACACTAGGGTTAGCTATGGAAACAGAAGGAAAAGACATCTTTACGGATGATCTTAGTCCATTATATGATAGCTTAAGTGAATGTATATTAGAAATAGAAGATCTTAAAAATGAATTAACAACAATTGTTATGACTCAAACTAGCACAGGACCAAATGCTAGAGATCGATGGGATACTCCGGAAACAAAATTACCAGGAGGCAAAAAGGGTCGAATGAGAAAAGACCGCTATAGTTCATTATTAATAGCTAATATGCTAGCAAGACAAATACATAGATCATTAAAACCTATAGACTATGACATTATTGGAGCAAATGCTAGAGACTCATATAAGGCAGACGGCAACATGTATAAGGGGCCAGATTGGTTTACGGGAGGAGCTAATGATGATATATATACTGGAATTTATAGATAAAGTGTATAATATATAATATAATCAAATTACAATTCTATTAAGATATAATTAAAAATATGGCTAAAAGAAAAACAAAAGACGATATTATTCAAAACTCACCAATTATTCCTCAAGAAGCTTATATTACTTGGGGAGATGATCTAGAAAGTAAAAAAGAAGCTCTTAAAAATTCAGGAGCATCATTAGATGAATTTACTCTTATAGATAAATCTACAGCATCATTTGGTAGATATCGTATGGATTTTTCTAATCTTGATGGACCAACTGGTGGTCGCCCAGGATTAACAAAACAAGATTACTATAATTTCAGACCAGAGGAAGCTCCTCCTGTAAGAATCAAATTAATACTTAAAAAAGCTGAAGAAATTTATCAGAGAGTTGGTTTAGTAAAAAATGTTATTGATCTTATGGGTGATTTTGCTAGTCAAGGAATACGACTAGTTCATAGAAATAAAAGAATAGAAAGATTTTATAGAAGATGGTTCAAGAAAATTAATGGTAAAGATAGAAGTGAAAGATTTTTAAATAATCTATACAAGAGTGGTAATATTGTTATAGATAGAAGAACTGCAAAGATTAGTTTAAAGATCACAGATAAATTATATAAGAGTTTAGGATCCCCAGATATGATCCTATCTGATACTGATGAAATCAATATAGAGAAAAGAGAGATACCATGGAAATATACTTTTATAGATCCTGTATTTGTTGACGTTACTGCTGGAGCGCTATCTTCATTTGTTACAAACAAAACTTATGAACTACAGGTTCCTCCTTCCTTAAGAAAAATTATTAATAATCCAAAAACAGAAGCAGAAAAAATGGTTGTAGCCAATCTTCCTCAACAGATTATTGAAGCGGCCAAAATCAAAAAAGGATATCCTCTTGATCCTGAGAAGACTTCAGTTTTCCATTATAAAAAAGATGATTGGCAGAGTTGGGCTTATCCAATGATATATGCTATTATGGATGATATTGCCGTTATCGAAAAATTAAAATTAGCAGATATGGCGGCATTAGACGGAGCTATTAGTAATATCAGAATATTTAAACTTGGAAATTTAGAGCATAAAATTGCACCAACTAAAGCAGCAACATCTAAGCTAGCTAGTATTTTAGGAAATAATGTTGGTGGTGGAACAATGGATTTAATTTGGGGTCCAGATATTGAACTTATAGAAAGTAATACAAATGTACATAATTTTCTAGGAGAAGGAAAATATATTCCACACTTAAATAGTGTTTATGCTGGTCTTGGTATTCCTCCTACTTTAACAGGAACTTTCGGCGCAGCTGGTACAACAAATAATTTCATTAGTCTTAAGACGCTCACTCAAAGACTTCAATACGGAAGAGATGTTTTAATAGAATTTTGGGAACAAGAAATTGCTTTAGTTCAAAAAGCTATGGGTTTTAAATATCCAGCACGAATAGAGTTTGATAGGATGGATCTTAGTAATGAAGATACAGAAAAAGCATTATTAGTACAACTAGCAGATAGAAATCTCATTAGTGATGAACTATTACAAACAAGATTTGGTTTTGATCCGGACATTGAAAAGACCAGACTAAACAGAGAAAGCAGAGAAAGAGATAGTAATCGTATGGTTCAAAAATCTGGTCCATGGTTTGATCCTGAATTTGAAAAATCATTGAAAAAAATATCCTTACAAACAGGAATAGTAACTCCGAGTCAGATAGGACTAGAATTAGATAAAAAGAAAAATGGAGAAAAAAATGCGATAGAACTCAAAACGCCTGCAATTCCTGGTATGCCTTCAAAGCCAACTAAGTTGGCAAACGATTCGCCAGAATCGTTATCTGGACAGCCCCAACAAGGTCGCCCCAAAAATTCCAAAGACCAGACCACCAGAAAAACAAAAACGTTTTCGCCCCAGACAGGAGCCTCAATTATGTTGTGGGCGATCAAAGCACAGGACGAAATTAGTCAAACAATAAATCCAATACTATTAGAATTTTATGGTAAAAAAGATCTAAGAAGCCTATCTGCTGAAGAGAGTAAAGAGATAGAAAAATTTAAAACAAAACTGTTTTTATCTATGAAACCTAATGCGTCCATTACTAAAGATAATTTTAACGAATATATTAGTAGTATGGATTTAGCAGATAATGCTCACTTATACCATAATTATCAAAGTTGGATTAAACAAGTAGCAGCAGAACAATCAGAACCCTTATCAAGCGACCAACAAAAACAGGCCAAAATATCTTATTATTGTATGGTGTACAGTAATATTACTTAAGGAGTTAATTCATGTATATATTTCAGCAAGAATACGATGACGGCCTAGAAAACCAAATTAAATCTTCTGCATCAATATCTTATGCTGCTTTAGCTCAACCATGTTCAGATAATAACATAACCAATACTATGAAGCATATTAAGAGTATTGCTTCTTTAGATGATCAAGATCTTTATTATGTTCAATCTATTTTAGTAACTTCTAGTTGGAATAAAAATGACGATATTTTTGATAAAACAGAAATATGGTTGGCCAAAAATACCCCAGAAGATAAGCCGACAAATCTTGAACATGATGAGAATACTATTATTGGTCATATAGTATCAAATTATCCAATAACAGAGGATGGAATTCTTATAGATGAAAATACTCCTCTAGAAAATTTACCAGACAAATACCATATTCTCACAGGATCAGTTATTTACAAAGCTTTTTCTAGTCCAGAACTTAGGGAAAGATCAGAAAAACTAATAGCTGAAATAGAAAATGGCCAAAAATATGTTAGTATGGAATGTTTATTTAAGGGATTTGATTATGGATTATTAAACAAGGCTAATAATGAATATAAAATATTAGCTAGAAATAATGAAACAGCATATTTAACAAAATACCTAAGAGCTTACGGCGGATTAGGCGAACACCAAGACTATAAAATTGGAAGAGTATTGAGAAATATCACATTTTCTGGCAAAGGTTTTGTTAATAAGCCAGCTAATCCTGATAGCGTCATCTTTACTCAAAAACAATCTTCTGCACAAATTCAAAATATTTTGCTCGAAAAAAATGAAGATTTTTCAATATCAGGTGTATCTGATAAGCAGTTAACCAATAGCATGGAGAACAATACTATGAGTTTAGATCTAGACCCAGTAATGAAAGACGTAGCAGAAATCAAAAGCAAGATCGAAGCTATGGAAGTTAAAACAGCTCAATCAGCCTCTGAAACTATTCTATCATTAGAAGAAGTTATTAAGGCTAATAATGAAACAATCAAAAGTCATGAAGCTAAGATAGCCGAAATAACAGCAGCTCTAGAAGTTCTAAACTCTGAAAAAGAGCTAGCTGCTAAGACAGCAGACGAAGCTATGAAGAAAAAGATGGAAGAATTCAAAAAAGCACAATCAGATCTTGATGCTGCTTTGGAAGTTATTGCCGCATACAAAGGCAAAGAAGAAGAAATGATGAAAAAAGAAAAGAAGATGAAAAGAATGGCTACTCTAATAGAAAATGGCTTAGATAGCGACGAAGCTCAAGCCACAGTAGACAAACTAGAATCTTTAGACGATGAAACTTTTGAAGCTGTAACATCACTAGCTGCTGTTATGAAAAAGAAAACAAAAGTTGAAGAAAAAGTAAAATCTTCAGATAATACTGAAACAAAGCCTTCTGAGCTAGTTACAGAAGCAGCTTTAGAAAATGTTGAAGTTGAAGAACAAGTTAATCTTGGAGTTGGTGGCGAAGCAGAAAGTTCTGTTGAGACTACCAGAGCAGCATTAGTAGAATTTGTTTCAAGCAGATTAGGTAAGAAACTCTAATAAGGGAGAATAAAATGGCTCTTAAACCAGATCGTATCGAAGCTTACACAGACATTTCATACTTCATGAACACAGTTGCTGAAAGAGGCGGCGTAGTCGTTCATCTAACCAGTGGATCTGGTGTTTCAATGGATGATGCTAATGCTGTTGTAAGTTATCCAACCGGAGTTCTAGCTGGTACCAATCCAGCTGGCGTTCTATTAAATGATGTTGTTAATCTTGATCTAACAAGACAGCACATTAATTGGTACCGTGATGAAATGCAGGTTGGTGGCAAGGTTACTCTACTACGTCAGGGTCAAGTTACTACTAACGTAGTTGCCACAGGAGTATCCCCAACAGCCGGTGCTGATGCCTATTATGATGCAAACGGTAAGTTTACAACTGTTAGTACAGATAGCACCAAAGTTGGAAGATTCCTTGGCGGCAAAGATTCTGATGGTTATGTCAAAGTAGATATCAATATCACCTGATAAGGGAGAAAAAAATGTCAGCTAAAACAGAAAGATTTCAGCCTTCGCCAGAATTAACAGAACTTCTTGTTCGTTCTGGCTCGCAAAATAGAGAAGTTGCTCTTGCCGCTAATGCAGAATTTGCAAAAGCGCTAGAGCTTCCATTGAGAAAAGGTCTTCTTAGTGGTGATATTCTAGACGGCATCTTCGAGCCAATTCAGCTTCAGCAAGGTGCTACTCCTGAATTTCCACTAGATTTCTTAGCTCCTGGAACAGAAAAAGATTTCGTAGCTTATACTATTCCAAATCACGGCTACATCCCAGAAAAGCATGTTGAGAGCGATTATGTCATGGTTCCAACCTATGACATCGGATCTTCAATAGATTATCTATTAAAGTATGCTCGCGATGCTCGTTGGGACGTTGTTGGTCGTGCTATGGAAGTTCTAGAGGGTTCATTCGTCAAGAAGATGAATGATGACGGTTGGCACACACTACTTGCTGCTGGTGTTGACCGCAATATCGTTGTATACGATAGCGATGCTTCTCCAAATCAGTTTACTAAGAGATTAGTAAGCTTAATGAAGACCGTTATGCGTAGAAACGGTGGCGGTAATAGTGCTAGTACCAATCGTGGTATCCTAACAGACCTTTATGTCTCACCAGAGGCTATGGAAGATATCCGTAACTGGGGTATCGATCAGATCGACGAATTTACTCGTCGTGAGATCTATACAGCCGCTGACGGAACTCTTAATAGAGTTTTTGGTGTTAATCTTCATGATAGAGACGAGTTGGGTGTTGGACAAGAATATCAGCTATTCTATAGCAATGTTCTACAAGCCACACTACCATCAGGCGATAGTGAAATTGTTGTTGGTCTTGATCTACGCAAGAGAGACAGTTTCATTATGCCAGTTCGTGAGCAAGTTCAGATCTTCGAAGACGAAACACTACATCGTCAAAAGAGAGCTGGCTTCTACGGATGGGCAGAACAGGGTTTCGCTGTTCTAGATAATCGCAGAGTCATCCTCGGATCTCTATGATCAGATAATCAATCACATCTGAAAATTAAAGGCTGGCCGAATGGCTGGCCTTTTTTTTTAGGTGTATTTAATACTGTATCTTATAACATAAAGGTGCTATTATTATGGCAGCAAGCAAATATGATTTTGCTATAGAGCAGGGATCATCTTTTAAACTAAGTATTATCTATAAAGATTCTGCTGGGGTTCCTATTAATTTGACCAATTATTGCGCTAGAATAACGTGGAAAACCAATACTGGAGTAACTCAAATATTTAGTTCAGATAATACAATCAATCAAGGTGTATATAAATTTATCATTAATGATGAAGAAGGTAAGTTAACTTTCCTTTTACCATCTCATACTACTAATCAATTTAATTTTAGTAATGCAAAATATGATCTTGAGTTACAGTCGAATGAGCCGTTTTATGGTGACGGTAGTGTGAATGAAGGAGGAAAGTATACTATAAGAATATTATTTGGAACTATTAATATTGTTAAACGATATAGTCAATCAGGATCAAATTTGGAGTGCTCAACATGAGTGATTTTATATTAGAAATATTGGAACCGAGCATAACTTATTTAGATGTTAGTACTAGTTTTATTGAAAATATCAACAATATTGAGATCGAAAGATCTGAAAATTTTAATATAGAAATAGTTAATAGCGAAAAAATACTTTGGAGCGACCTACCAGACAATATTCCAATAAGTAAAATTAGTGGTAATTTACATGTATCAAGAATTGATGATTTAGATAGCTATATACAACAATTTTTAACAGATAATGCAACAGTTCATGTTGATGATCTACTTTGGGGTAATAATAATATTGGACTGAGTGGATATTTAGATCAGTATGAATTTGACTGTGGTACTCCTTAAAATAACTTTACAGAAAGGTTTCTACAATGGCTGTTAATACAAGAATTCAACTCAGGAGAGGATATTCACACGGTTATACAGGAGCACAAATAGGATCTCTTGCCGTTGCTGGCAATGTCTGGAATAATACCACAAGTCTTCTTGCTCAAGGTGAAATTGGATATGAAATTGATACTGGTCGATTTAAGATCGGTAAAGACGGTACAACAACCTGGGGAAGTTTGCCATATGCTGGTGGATCATCCATACTTCCAGGAAGTGGTATGGCCACACTATTTGATCAAACTAACAATACATATACATTACATAGCCCATTAGCCACAGGAAATAGTATTACTATAAGCTCCTATCAGGTAGCAGGAAATGGTACATCAGCGCCGTCTGGCAGCGGATATACTATTGGATTATCTGAAAATATTAATGTTGGATCAATTCAAGCTACTGGAAGCGGAGGCAGTTATTTTAACGATCTTGGTATTAGTGGAACATTAACTGTTGGTGGTGGTATAGATATTTTATTGGCAGCAGAAATTCTTGCTCAAGGACCAATTGCTTACTCTGGAAATCCAACAAGATTTCAAGGAGATGTATATTTTGATAATGTACCAAAGGTGGGATCATCCGGTAATGGAGGTATAAATGCCACAGGAGTAAGCTTACAAGGTCATACTCATCAATGGTCAGACATTACTAATCTTACTGGTTTTTGTAACAGTGTTGCTGATTGTGTTGATACTCAATTAATTGCTAGTACGGGAGTACAATTAGTATACGACGCAGCAGGCAATGGTGGTAGTGGCACAATGAGTTTGGCCCTAAGTGGACAAGCTCTTGCTTTACATAATCTAAGTTCTAATGGACTAATAGCACGTTCAGGCACGAATGGAATTGTTGCTAGAACTATCACGGCTAGCGGAAGCAATATACTTATTGGTAATGGAGGCGGGATTCTAGATAATCCTTCTATTGGATTAAATCCAAATGTGACTATTTCAGGTTTAACAACAACAGGAGATGTTACTGTTGGAGGAAATCTGATTGTTCAAGGAGATACAATAACTGCTAATGTTTCAACTATGCAAGTTGAAGATCCTGTTATTACTCTTGGTGGAACAGGAACTATTGTTAATGACGGTCTAGATAGAGGTATTCAGTTTAGATACTGGAACGGAGCAGCAGCCACAGGTTTTATGGGCTGGGATGCTCAAAATAGTGAATTTTCTTTCCTCAGTTCAACCACAGGAACTATTGCTGGTAATGATTATGGCTTAGGTACTCTTGGTCGTGTCAAGGTTGGATCATTAGTTAGTACAGGAGCTATCAGTGGTAGTAATTTGTATGTAACTGGAGCTACAGCTAGTACAATAGCAATATTTGATGGAAATAAACAGATAGTTTCAACAGGATCACCAACACTCACAGAACTAAGCTATTTGAGTGGCGTTAGTAGTAGCGTTCAAACCCAATTAAACAATAAGCTTGCTTCTGATAGAACAGTATTCCCTGGCAGCGGTTTAGATGGCAATTTTAATAATGGATCAACAACTAATGTTGGTATTAACACTTCGTCTAATGGTACTGGTACTCTCACATTCCAAGACGGATCTAATACTGCAACTATCTCTTGGCAAGGTGTTGGAGATAATCTAGTTTTTGATAGTAGTGTTGCTGGGGGCACATTTGATTTTAAGAAAACAATAAGATATCAGGCCCCATCAAGCGCCACATCTGCAACAAGTATTCCTGTATTTACTGGAACCAATCCAACGCTTAGTGTTCAGAGTTTAGCATCTAGAAGTATTAGTGATTTCAAATCAGACTTAAGTTTGAATAACGTATCAAATAATAGTCAGATGATAGCATATGCTGGTAGAACATCTGGCTATATTCCGACATGGAGCGGAACAGATGGAACAACACTCAATAACGGATATGCTGTAAGTATTAGCAATACTGGTAATGCTATAGTTTTAAGAGATAGTAATGGCGATTTTACTGCAAGGAATATAACTGCCACAGGATTTATTGGCGACGGTAGTAGTGTTACTGGTGTTAGTGCATTTAACTTAAATATATATTCTAATAGTAGAACTGAGACTGAAGCATCGTTAGTAATGATTAGTGGCTCATCTACTGGTAATTATAGGCCATTTATTGATAGTGGATTAAAATTTAATGCCAACACCGATACTTTAATATTAAAAAATGCTAGCGGCAATGTTAATGTATCATATTTAAGTAATAGTATAGATATTATTGGTACTACTTCTATTAGTGGATTATCATCAACAACATATTTACTAAACTTTATTATTGATGGTGGAACACCATAATATAGACAGTTTAATAAAATTTATTAATATAAAATGGTATATGGGAAACTTTCAATTATGGGAAACAAATGCCAAGACAAAACAATATACAATTTCGTAAAGGATCATATTCTCAGTGGGATGCTAATAGTACCACAGTTTTAGCTAGCGGTGAACCAAGTTTTGTAACAGATTTTAATATATTAAAAATTGGAGATGGAACCACTCAGTGGGGAGACCTTGCTGCTGTTAATGATAATTTAATAACTGTGGTTCGTAATGATACTGGTAGTACTATACCAGAGATGAGTGTTGTCTATATTAATGGAGCTCAAGGAGATACTCCAAGAATAACATTAGCTTTAGCTGGTAATGAAGGTTCTAGTAGTAAAACGTATGGATTAGTTGTTAATGATATTACTACTGGAAATAAAGGTACGGTTATTGTTAATGGAACATTAAGGAATCTTAACACAAATTCTCAATTTAGTAGTGTTAGTGAAGGAACCGCACTGTGGCTAAGTCCAACAGTATCCGGTGGTATGACTACAACCAAGCCGTATGCTCCAGATCATTCTGTATTTATTGGAACATTAATACGAAAACATTCTCAACAAGGAATTATCAATGTTAATGTTCAGAACGGATACGAATTAGAAGAACTTCATAATGTAGCAACTACGGGCGCGACTAACGGACAGTTTTTGCAATATAATAGCGGTAGTGGATTGTGGGTACCAAGTAGTAGTGGAAGTTTTAATTATCTATCGTCTATTACGGGTATAACTTCTGGATTATATGTTCGTACTAGTCCTGATAGTAATTTTGTAAATATTAATTTCTACAGAAGATGATACTATTAATGCGTTTCAATTATTAAATAGTACTATAGAAAATAGTCCTATAGGACTATCTAATCCCTCAAGTGCTACTTTCACTGATCTAGCTTCAAATTCAATTAATTGTAGTAGTGGTATTATTAATAATAACTTGACTGTTGGTGGTAATTTAATAGTAAATGGAACAACAGTTACTGCTAATGTTGATAGTATCACAATAGAAGATCCTATTATTACTTTAGGATTAAGTAGCGGGAATATTGTTCCTAATTTAACGCACGATAGAGGATTAGCATTAGTAAGAGGAACAGGTCTCACAGCTTTTATGGGTTGGGACACTAGTTCATCTCAATTCGTGATGCTGAGTAGTGGAAGAATAAATATTGAGGGAATAACAAATAGTCCACTTATATATGCTGGAGCAGATGGAGATATCAGATTTTGGGTTTCATCTAATGGAGAATTAGGACTTGGATATAATATGTTAGAGGTATCAAGTGCTCCGTTCTCAGTAAATTCTAGTGGTACTATAAATAATGGAACATGGAATGCCTCTACAATAGCGGTTAATAAAGGAGGCACGGGAAGAACAAGCTATAGTAATGGTCAACTACTAATAGGAAGCGGTACTAGTCTTGTTGCTAATACTCTGTCTGCTGGAAGTGGTATTAGTATAACTAATGGTAGTGGTATCATAACAATTAATACTAGTGCTATAACCGGAGTAGGAACCAGTGGATATTTAACTAAGTGGATTAGTGGCAGTACAGTAAGTAGCGGTATTATTTATGATAATGGAACAAATAT